CAATGGTCCTCTTCGGCGTCCGGCCGACCAAGCCTGAGACGCGCAGGGTCGCTCTCGCGACACCGGAGCCGAAGAAGCTCTGGTGATCGCGCCTTATCCCCTTGGTCGTGGGGAAACTCGTAGTGTTAGGTGACGATCAGACGGCGATGCCGGTTAGCTCGACCAGTCGCCAAAGGATATTACCCGCGATATCCTCATCCCATTCATAGTCGCGGACTAACGCGGCTTTAAAAGCCAAGTCCCGGATATTTGAGACCGGCATTTCATTGAACTTGTCGCGTTGCGCTTCTTCGATCGCTGTTGCTGCAGCAAGATCTTGCACCGCCTTTGTCAAACCGCTCTCGTCTTGGCGGCGCTTGCGCTCGCTGAGATAAGTTTCAATCTTTTCAAGCGTCGCTTTCGCTCTCTTCAACTCTTTCCTGTTCCACGCGCCACCACATCCGTCGTCCGGATCGCGCTCGTAAAGCGCGATCCGCTCGCGAATGAATGTGATGTTCTCGTCGCCGCAGTCGCAATAGAGCAGATTGTTGATTACGATGTAGGAGCCAAATTCGAGACCCAATCGATAGCCAGGGCGCGACGGCTCATCATACCTTTGCTCTGCTTCCCATTTCACTTCCCAGACATCGGAAGTCAGATCGCTCAGACGCTGATACTCACGGAATTCCTTCTCGACCTCTGAGACTGGCTCAGCGATCGTTTCGATCGGGAAGACTGCCGTTGTTGCGAGCGCGGCCAGCGGAATGCGGCCCAGCATCGCGCGACGGGACAGGGATGATTGAGTTGTCATCATCGCCTCCCCTCACTGCGCCATACCGAAAAGCTCTTCCCAGACTGTGTCCAAGATAGCTTTCGGGTACTGATAGACGATGCCAAAGCGAGGGTCCGGAACGGTCCCCGGCTCAACGCCGAGTTCCTTGCAGCGTTTCGTCGCGCGCCGCCCAAGGCGAGATGCATCCCCGTTATTGATGCTTTCGCCCTTCGCCCAACGCGCATACCCGATACACGTGAACCAGTCGCTTGCCGTTTCGATCTGGTTGAGTCGACGCTCGGTCTCGGCGATCTTGGCATCCTGCTCGATCTGCTTGGCGGCGAGGGCTGCTTGCTCTGTTTCTAGGACAAGCATCGCCTGCCCTTGAGCGATCAGGATCTCGGCCGGGGACATTGGCCTTACTGTCGCTCCCTCAAGCTCCATCCAACGGTCGATAATTCGCGCCCGTAGTTCAACCGAATAACCTGAGACGAGGATCATGGTCTCGCGCTTCGGCAGTTTGAGACAGCGCCGCTCCTCGCCGTTACCTCCGAGATAGACGCCCTCAAATTTGAGGAGGTCTTCTAAGTGTAATTCCTTCAACATCTTATCGGCATCGCGAAGGACATTGTCGTGCCGTTTACCAGTCAAGCTGGCGATCTCAACCGTCGTCATCGTTAAGGGTTGACGGACAGGTAAGCCCGCCATCATATCTTTGGTCGTCATCGGTGAGGTTCCTTCTCACTGTTGATGGGTGCCGCCCGCCAAGGCGGCGCTATTCGAGGCAACGGCGGGGTCTGTCGCCAAACTGTCCCCCGTCGTTGCCGCTCCGCTTGAGTAAAAATGCTCAAGCTGGAAAATGATTTCGGAGTTCATGCTCCTCTTTGAGGCCTTAGCTGCCTCCTTGATCCGATCCCGCAAGCCATCTGGAAACCGAACCGTGAACATGTCGCGACCCGCCATTGACACTAAATCACCTCCGCATCATTATGATGCGTAAATTACGCAGCACTTTGATGCGTAGTCAAGTGACTTTTGATGTCTCCGCAGTTTTTTGATACGGAGTCGCCATGGCACGTTCAAAATTCCCCAGCGACGAAGTTGATAGAATTATGCTCCGCCTCCCCGACGGCATGCGCGACCGCATCGCCGCTGCTGCGAAGGCGAATAATCGAAGCATGAACGCTGAAATTGTCGCGGTCCTTGAAGAAAAGTTTCCGGCCCCGCATCCGCCGCCAACACAACAGCAAGTCATTGAAATACTCGCTCTATTTGTTGATATGATCTACGGGAAGAGCCGGCCTGAAGAATCCCAAGAACTCATCTCAAGGATGAAGCGGGAGATCGGTCCAGACGACTCCATGGCCACCGCCAAAGAGAAGCTTGTCGCAATCCAAAAAGAGGTCGCCGCGAAGCATCGCAAAATGGCTGAGGGCTAAGGGGTATCTGGCGAAATAGTCCGCTTTTGCGTATTGGCGGAAATGCTTTACACTTTACTTTAGCAATGTCCCGCGATGCCCTTGGCCAAGGAGGGCCTGCCATGAAGCATTCCGTTACTCTCCGCTACGACGGAGAAAACCATATCTATTTCGTCCACGAGAGCGATGTCCCCGGCCTCCATGTGGAAGCCTCCACCGTGGACGAGGCTATCGAGATCATCCGCGACGTGATCCCCGACCTTCTTGGGGAAAGCGCAAGTGATGCTCAATTCACTGTCCATGTCGAAGAACTTCCCGTCGCAGCCTGACGCATGGGTGCCAGTCTCTATCGCGACCTTTGCACCCTCCTGAAAACAGGAGGGTGTTCTTTTGTCCGGGAGGCCAAAGGCTCCCATGAGATTTGGCATAGTCCGATCACGAACCGAAACGTCTCGGTTCCAAAGGGCATCGTCAACGCCCATACCGCCAATGGCATTCTCAAGGACGCCGGGCTTCCCAAGCATTTCTAATCGGGGGCTCCTCATGCGATCGCCCCCTGCAAGTTTCTGATCAGATCTCCATTCACGCGCGACTGCTGGCCCGCGATGTACCGGCCGACCTCTGCGGGGTTACCGCTGCCATCGATATGGAATGAAACCGTCTGCGGCGCATTCACATGCGTCGTTGAACTATTCCAAGACTGGGGCCCGACGGCGGCTGGCTGCTGGCGGATCTGCCCGACGGGATTGGATTTCTGAATAGCATCTTGCAGCGCGCGAACGTCGAAGCCCCCCAAAGGGTTCTTCGGCGGCAAGCTTTGCTGGATGGCCTTGCCGTCTGGTCCGACAGCAACAGGGTTCCCTTTACCGTCCTTCGCCCAATAGCCGCCCGCAGGGAGCTTGTTATCAGCCTGCGGCGCAATCACAACCTTGGGCAGCCATGCCCGGGCGTTAGCGCCACGGCCACCTTCTTCTCCATAGCCAAAGCGCTCGATATCCCTCATGCCGCCAATGGCACGATCAATATTGCCCTTAGATTCCTCAAGCGAGCGGAAACCTCTCTCAGTCTGGCGGCCATCATACAGCGCGTCGCCAGGCCTAGCCCGGCCCTCGGCCACGAATGCTCTTGCCTGCCAGCGAGCATCATAGGGATCGCCTCCCTGACCTTCGATCCAAGCTTTCACCTTGCCCCGACGCACGCGGTCCCACTGGATCAAGCCGGTGTGGCCGCCTTTTTTATCGTTATGCGCACGTGGATTGAATCCGCTTTCCGTCTGGATCGACCCCATTGCCGCCGCAATGCCTTCATTCGGAAGCCCGGCCTTCCGCAGTTCGTCTGCCACAGCCTCGGCATTCTTCGACTGCATCGCCTTACCTATATGGGGGCGCCCAAGGATACCGCCGTTATTGCCTTTGCCTCCTAACCATTTCGGGCGGCGGCGCCACAATCCTGCAATGCCGCCGAGACCCTCTTCGGCTTCAGTTTCCGGCAAAGGCGTCGGATTTTTACCGAGTATTTCGGGGTGCTGCTGAGTTGCGATCACGGAGGCCGTACCCAAACCAAGCATCGCCAACAGCCATGGCGGAATAGTCATTGCGACCAGCCGACCAAGCATTGCGACCATGCTCGTCAGGCCGGGGACCAGCCTCAACAACAAGACCGCAGCAAGCGCCTCAAAGACCTTCACCCACCCGTTCTCGCCTCCGATCGCTTTATCGATCTCAGGAAGCGCTTTAACGATCGCTTCGACGATCTGGAGAATTGCTCCGAAGATGTGTTTGAGAACATCTGCGATTTCTCGGCCGTGCTCCCTGAGATAATTATCAAGTCTCTTAAGGTCGTCGCCATATTGCGAGAAGAACTCAGCTTGAGCGCCCTGAGACAAATCGACGAGAGTCTGCTTAAGACCTCTCAACGATTGCTGAAGCTTTGTAGCATTTTCAGCCGCATCAGCACCAAACCCGAGCTGAGACAGCCTATTCCGCTCGTCTTCCTGTTCCTTTTTGAAGTTTGGGTTCTGAAATGCGAAGAAAAGGTTCTCGCTAAAGCCATAAGACCTCAGCCATGCATTGCGCTGAGCCGCAGGCAACTTCGATATAGCATCCATAAACCCTTGAAGGTTTTTTGATGCATCCGAGGTGACATTAACCCCGAGGACATCGTGCAATTGCCGCGCATAACCCGGAGAATCTCGCATCATCTTTGCGAGACGTTCTGCAGCTCCTACTGCCTCTTCTGCGGACGAACCAAACTGAGATGCTGCGAATCCAAGGGCTTTTAAATTAGCTACACTTGCTCCGGTCCTCTGACTTTCATAATAGAGCTTCTCCAAAGCCGCCGAGGTTTGCGCCGCCGCGACCGCCAGTGCTGCTCCCATCGCAGCAAGACCCGCAGCGAATTGCGCAACGACTTTCGACGAAGCCTTGATAGACTCCTGAAACTGGCGAAAAGTATTCCCATCGATCTTATAAGACAGACTGACGAGAAACTCTTTAATCGTCTCTGCCATTACTTCGCTTTCTTCGCCGCTTCATGGGCGCGGAATTCATTCTCGGCCCGGAGGTCGAGCAGTTCGTTCATCACAGCGATATCAGAAATATCGAGGGCGCCATTGATGATGGATTCATACTGGCACATGCCTTCGATCGCGGGCCGATAGAGCCAGTATTCTCCGTTCGGTGCCTCGACTGGCTCAAAATTTATTCTCCCGCCGCGCCGCTCAAAGACGATGGGAGACCGCGAAAAAAACCGGCGAAGCTCTCCTGCAAGACGCGGAGAGTGATCTGAAGGGTGACAGCCATGTCGATGTCGCTGAACATCGAACGCTTGACCTGCATGTTCCAGATCTTCGCCCAGCCATTCCCAGATTGCCGCTCGCATATACTCATGCAGCTGTCGAGAACATAATCGACATCATCTTCCGGCATGCGTCCGATCGCTTTCGCCAGCGGCGCGATCGCCTCAAGCCAGTCGGCTTCTGTCTTCTCGACGACGGCGTCCTCACCGTCCTTTGGCGCAGCCGGGCGCGGCATGTCCTTCAAGGCGTCGAGAACTGTTGCCAACCTCCGCATGACATGGAACTGCATGCGCGCATCCATCTGGCCCGAACGATAGGTGTGATCGCCGATCTGGAACTCAGCCATCAGTTCGCCCCCAGGATTTCATTGCAGGAGATGCAGTTGAACTGCCACTCCATGATGCCGCCGTCCTTCGCATAAGTGATGTCTGGAGCCTTCCGGAACGCAGCACCCTCGATGATGATCGAGTCGCCTCTGACAACATCGTTGAAATGCATCTGGTTGCGGCCATGGTTTGCCGATGTCGTCGTCTGGAAATTGAACATCGTCATCAGCTGCGGATTGACCGGCGATGTTTTCAGCAGGCGGATGGTTACCGTCGCCGCGCGAGACGCATGCAGGGAATGCATGCCGGACCCATCGGCACCCATCGTCATCGTATCCTTGTCATCGACGTAGGAGATCGTGATCCCTTCCTCGGCGACGCCTGCATCCGATCCGATATCGAAACTGCCGCCGGGCCCATTTATAGCACCGGCGATATCCGTGAAGGAATAGACCCCATTCTCATTGGCCATTTTCAGCGGTCCTTGTCGAGAAAATCAATCAGCGGTTCGCAGTGATGGCGACGTTCGCTGTATGGATCGCCCCTGCCATCTTGATGGCGGTCTGCATCGCAGTGGCCTTGCGCGCGGCACGGTCGGCTTGCGACTGGTTCGCGATCGGCTGGGCGTAGGTGTAATATCCAGCGGTCAGCACATCGCCTGTATGAAGGGAGCCGAATTCGAGAGATGAATCCCAGATGCCGGGCGCCGCGATACCGTTGACCACGGCCTGCGCGCAGGACTGGTTTACGACGTTGACCAGCTTGTTCATGCCTGCGTCGGTCTGCGGTACCTTGGTCGGAGACTGGTAGAGGAAATTATAGACGTTCGTCTGGACAAAGTTCTGCAGCCAATCGAGGTTCAGCCGTTCATCTATAAACCAGCCGTTTGCCATCACGCCCCATTGGACGATGGATGTGTCATTGACATAGGTCACGAAGGCATTGACGTTCTTGTCCTTCAGTGTCGCGGCATAGCTCTCGCGCAAGATCTCGGGGGTGACGCCCGGCTCCTGCTTGAACATGACGGTCAGCGCCGTGTTTTGCCCGGCAAAATCGATCGATGCCAAGCGGCCGAAGATCGATGCTGCGCTATAGGCATTCGTCGACGAATAGGACGTGAAGGTCCGGGACAGATTGAGCCCCTTGAGGTTGCTTCCGGTGTCAGTCGTCACCGTCGAAAGCAAGACATTAGTGTTCGTGGTCGAGACGCCGAACATGTGGCTGTAAGAAGCGCCCTCGATATAGCCACCGACGGCCTGGTAATCGGCCTCGCTCAGTGGTGTCGATGTTGCGAACATGACGCCATAGAATTGCTGGGAGAAGATATCGTCTAGAAGCGCGACGCATGAGACCGGCGTCTCTGCATTGACGCCGGGGATCACCGGAGGCGCACCGGCCGCCGCGGTCAATCCGAGCAAGGTCGAGATGTCGGAGCCGGACCCTCCTGACATCGTGGCGCCTGACACCGTGATGTTTGTACCGGACTTCGCCAGCGTATAGGCGTTGCCCGGAGTTCCGGTTACCACTGCGACCAGATAAAGCGCAGTACCGACGACGGAATAAGTCATCAGCCTGATATTCGTGTCCGAGGATGTGTTCAGGAAGGCAACCAGGTTTTGGAGAGTGGCCGCAACCGAGGCGCCGATCTGCACTTGGCTGCCGACAGGCGTGCCAGAGACAAAAGTGACGACCGTGCCGTTGATCGTGACGGTATCGTTCGCGGCAGGCTGGCCGGTGAGACTGAAACGGCCAATCGCACGCGGCGCGCCAGCATAGGAGACAGAAGATGCCGATCCAGTCGTGCCGCTTCCGATCGTGAAATAAGCGTCGCTTGGACCGTTCCAGACAACGGTCGAACCAGAAGCCAGAGAAGACAGGGCGGCCTGGATCGTCGCTGCGACATTGTTCAGGTTGAGCGATGACGCAAAGCTCAGTCCGGAAACCGCCAGAGGGATCCCATCCACATAAATGAAGAAGGCTCCAGTCGTCACAGCATTGAAATTGCCGATGGCCTGCTGCTGGGCCGTAAGAACCGCTCCATCAAGCATGCCGTTCGTCGCCGCCTGTGCCCAGCGGCCGATATTGAGCTGCGCCGGTTGCGGGATCTGGCTGAAGTAAAGATCGGCAGCGAGATATTCCGGCGCCGTCGTGCCGAAATCTCCCGCCACTTCTTCCAGCGTTGCGTAGACACGCATGCGTTCGTTCACATCGATGATGTTTGACGAACCGATGAAAAGCGGGATGCCAAAGTTGCGATACTGCGCCGCGATCGGAGCAAGCGACACCGTTACGTTGACGATGCCAGACACGGAAAGGCCAGCGGAAGCCATTAAGGAGTTCCCCTTTGCAAATTTCTAGGATTGGATGAGAGAAACCCGACTAAGGGGTCGACCAAGGCTCGTCGCGTTGATCAATGTCGCCATGGATCGTCCCGCCGGCCGAAAGAAGGTTTCTGACAGGATAGGTGCGGGCAACGACCCGCCTCAGATTGAAGACGAAATCGATGCGACGGATAAACTGTGTGTTCTCGAAATCGGGCACGAACGTCATGCGTTCAGCCCCGACATATGCCAGTCCCGCTGTCTGCATCGCCTCGCGGTTCTGAGCGATATTGAAACCATCACGAAGCAACGCCGCATTCCCGCGTGCTGCGGGCCCGTAAAAGCTCGCCATGACGCGCAGGTTCTCATGCCGATAAATCGTGTCGGCACCTTCCCCGCTGCTGTCGTGAGTCACTGCAGGGAAGGTGTCACTCTCGGTGTCGATCACGGCGAACGAGCACCATGTCTGTTCCCGCCCCGGCTGCTGAGGCGGGATAGCCTGCCCTCGGATAAGAACCATGGCATCAGCCAGACCAGTAATGCCAACGATCACCGGCTGGATAAGAGCATCGAGATCAATATCATCGTCAGGCGCAGGGCTCTGCGGAGAAAGATAGCCCCCGGTTGAACTGTCGTTAGGCATTAGGAGCTAACGGCACAATAATTTCGAAATCTTCGACGTCTGTGCAATCCTTGTCCAACTCGAATCTGACAACCTCGTCGTCAGCCTCTCTACAGACGGATATTGCGGCCTCGACAGTCGAGAACACGCCGTTAATTTGCCAGATCCCGGCTTCTTTTGAGACCCAATGCGCAACGATCCAGACTGAAGTCATATCCATATCCTACGGAATGCTCTGCTTCTGCGCGAGCGCCTTCACATACCCTGCGCCAAACTGCGACCAGTCATCAACCGACATGACAGTGTAAGATGATCCGTTCCAATTCACGGTGTCGGCCGTGAACCCGGCGCTTCCGGCATTGAGTGCGAACGTCGTGTAAATCGTAATCGCTCCACGCGTCCGTTCCGCCTCCGGCAACCGCTCGAGCTCACGCGTCGATGCTGGCTGGACGACGCCGATGACGTTTGCCGTCGTCTGGGATTGCAGCACAGTGCGCCCGCCGGAGACCGCAGTCGTCGTCCTGACAACATCGAAGACCGTGGCGAAATCCGGGTCTGACAGAACATCGGAGACATCGAGAAGCGGCATTATTTTCCTTTATCCCGAAGCACGAATGTAACTGAATTGCGCAACTGGCCAGTATCGAGCAATGGGTTGGCTAAACCAACGCCTGGGTCATTCAAAACATCCAGCGGCACGCCTTGCTTGGCCAGCTTCAAATACTTCTTCGCTCTTTGGTTCGGGCTGTTCTTGCGGTGGGCGCGGGCCTCAATTGTTTTTTGAGATAACGGAGCAAACGGACCAGACACAATTTTTGCCCTGACCGAGCTAGCCGCTTTCGTGCCTGCGCCTATAAGAGCTTTTTCGCTGGTGTCAGTATCGCCGGATAGAGCCTTCTGCCCGGCTTTTTTCAGAGCGGAGGCAATATCGTCTCGCGCATCCTGAACACCGGGCACAAGAAACGGTCTCGCCGGGATGTTCTTCTCCGTGTCTCCGAATTCCATGGTGTAGCCGATGATGGCATTGTTCGACGGTGCAGTTTTCTCACCCTCTTCCGGCTTCCGTTCCGCGTTCTGATCAGGGATGCCGACAAGCACTTCCGTCTTCGTCAGCGCCTTCACTGCCTTCATGAGATCGGGCATGCCGTCTTTGGTGATCTTGACGGTCAAAACTGCACCCCGCCGGCGCCAAACATCATCAGCAACTCATAGTAACGGGTGCCGTAGGTCGTCGCATTGTAGTTTCCGGCTCCATCGACTGATGCCGTCGATGTATCGTAAGATTTACTGACGCTGCCGACTGCCTTGCTGCTGATGATGCCAGCCGCTCCGGGGACACCGCCGCCGGCTGCCGCCACAACTCCCGGCCGGGACAGGGCAAGGTTATGGGCGATGTAGAGCTCGATGCCGGGATCGAGCAGTTCGCCCCACCGCAGCGGGTCCATTCGTTTCGATGCAATGCCAAGCCAGAAGTTCACCGTTGCATCGGGATAGGCGGACGTATTCGCAAATTCCGGGAAATCAGTCCGGAACGAAGCGGCCGTAACGCTCACTTGGCGAGGGCCGCGTCAATCTCGGACTGAAGGCGGGCAACGCCCCAGCGCTTATCGATGGTGATGCCGAGCTCAGCCGCCTGCTTGAGAAGGTCATCCTTGACTGCGGCGTCCCCGCTTGCATCGCCCTCGGGAGGCTTATCGCCTGCCGTCTGGATGGCTGCAGCCTGCTCATCCTTTCGCGCCAGCGCCTCGGCCTGCTCGGCTTTCTGTGCGAGCGCCTGACGGCTCATCTCTTCCAAAGCGGCCTGCCGCTGCTTCGCTTCTTCTTCAGCGGCGGCTGCCTCTTTGGCTTTCTGTTCAGCCTCAAGCGCATCACGCTCAAGCTTCTCCTGCCGCGCCCTTTCTGCAAATTCCGGCGTTCCAGCCGCAGGCTCGACTTCCGGCGCATCGACCAGATGGTGGCGCACATACCAGTGATTGGCGACGGCAGCATCAACATCGCGATGAATGCCGGGCTCGAAATGAAACTGACGGCCGTCATCGATCAGGACATTGAATGCGCGGGCGACATGGATATCGGGCATTCTGCCCTCCTTGTAAAAAGTGGGCGATCAGATGCCGTCGGCGTAGCCGAGCGTTTCCGGATAGCGGAATTCGACCTGGCCGAGACGGCCGTAATAGGTCGTGATCTGGAAGAGCGAGCGATACTCGACCGGCGTCCGCTGCAGCGGAACCATGGGGAAGCGGACGTATTTCGGATCGCGGGTATAAGCGAGCATGCGATCCGTCGAGCCGGCACCGCGGCCAGTCAGCCACTTCAGCGGCTGAATGTTCAGCGGGCGGCCGTTGACCGAATTCGAAAGCGAGTTCTGCCGCAGGAACTCGAGGATCGAGATATTGCCCGCCGTGCTGACGACCTGCGAGACGATATAGCCGAACTGAACCGGCGGGAGACGGAGATCGGTCGGAGCAACCGCCCAGCCGGAAGCCGCCCACGCATTGTTGAGAACGGTATTCACGTCACGAAGGATTTCCGCCGGAGTCTTCGTCGACCATGCCGGCGTGCCTCCAGCACCATTGGCAACATTCGATGCCGTAACAAGAGGGGAATTTAGCAGCCCGTAAACATTGTCGAGCAAGCTGTCCCCGATATAGACCTGCTCATCGATGTCCATCTGATGCTTCAGGGACATGCCGTCATATTTCTGGGCATCGATCGGGCGGCCGAGCCGGATCGCCGATTCCAGCTCCGGCACGGCCCAGGACAGTTCCATCGCCCAGAGATGCAAGGGCTGTGGCGTCTTTCCGATATCGAGCGCCATGCTCGCGATCGTGTTGGTGTCCTTGCCGACCCAAGCCTTGCCATTCGGGTTGATGCCTCCGACGGCCGCGAAGCTGGAATTCGTGAAGCTCGCCACCTCATCAGCAATCGAGACATCTTCACGAAGATCGATGTCTCGGCTCCAGGTGTAGGAGACAAGCGGTTCGTTCAGAGTAGGGTCGAGACGCTCCAGCTCGCCGATGAGGAACGATCCGGTCGAATCGACCGTCGCCTGATCGAAGGTCTGAAATGCATCACGAGTCTTTGCGCGCACAAGTTTCGGGCGGGCAAAGACAGCGCCGCCATTAGCGTCGAGAGAATACATTGTGGTGGGGCTCCTACTGCCGCGCCGGTGGCGCTAGAGAAAGATCGCGGGAAATGATCAGAGGTTGAATTCGACTTCGGCGTTGCCGTTCGCGTCCGCCGGGCCGGTAAAGAAGAGGCCCGCCGGGGCAACTGTATTCGTGCTATCGGCGGCGGCCTCAAACCCACCGATCGGCTTACCCGCCGCCGCGTTGGCGACGCGAACATAGACCTGGCTTTTCTTGGTGGCAGGCGCGGTGCCACCGAGTTTCACATTGATCCAGCCGCGTCGCAGAACGTTGGCGATGCCGCTGGTCGCGGGCGTCGAGACGCCGAGGCCATCCTGCGATGCGCCAACCGGATAAGGACGGACAAGGATGCCATAAAGGGCCGTGGCAGCATCACCAGCACCCATCGGCTGGACCTTGCCATTCGAACCCATCTTCGCTGGAAGGCCGAAGGCGCTGAAGGTTGCCGCGCTGTCGTAAAGCTCCTGCGAGACGGTATCCTGCCCCGTCGCGCGGGACAAAGCGCCGGGGATACCTGCCGGCATGCGATAAGAGAATGCGGTCATGTCAGTTGGTTTCCTTTTTTCTTCCGGCGCCGGTCAGCGCTTCCAGAACTCGCTATTGCGCTTGTTCATGCTCTTGACGGTGTCGCGCATATGGGCGTCACCGGTGAGCGGCGGCTTCGCATCCGTCGTGCGGTTGTTCGAAACTTTTGCCAGTTCCGAGGCGCCGTTAAAGATCATCTTCACGGCATCGCAGGTCATCTTCGAGAAATCCGGCTGGCCACCAGCATCGAGAAACGGTGCCAGATGCGGTTTCATCGCGTCATTGGCATGTGCCGTGGCCAGAGCCTTACGACGCAATGCGCAGATTGAATCTGTCGTCTTCTTCGCGCTCTGCTTCGCGTCGAATGTCGGGAGCTTGATGCCGGGGACAAGAATCTCGGCACGAGCCACGGCATCCTGAAACACGGTGCGCATGCCATCGCTGGTTTTCCCGGACTCGTCGTCCTTCTTCTCTTTGCCTTCGTCCGGATCTTCGTCGGCGGTTTCCGCAGCTTCCGCTGCCGCGTTTTTGGCGACGCCTTCTTCGATCTTGGCGAGACGCTCATTGATCTGATTGACAGCAGCCGCGAGCATCTTGACCGGGTCTTCACCGCCGACGGCCGCCGGTTCCTCTTCATCGGTCACTGCAGCTTCTGGAGCTTTCACCTCGATGACGACACGGTGCGTTGTGTCGTCGCCATCTTCAGAGGCCTCCTCGACCGATTCCAGAGCTTCGGCGAGGCCTTCCTCGTCGCGGGCCTTGAATGCTGAAAGAACACGGTCCTTCCAAGTCTTCGGTTTCACCTTAACCTTCGTGCTCATTTGCTGGTCTCCTATGGCGCAACGGGGACCGCAGCGTCCTTTATCAACGAGAGCGACATGATTGCCGATGATGTTGAGTTGCTTGCCACGACCGATATCGGTCTGCTCGTAATCGGCGTCGTATCCGCAGCTCACTTCCCGCTTGCCGGACTTGACGGCATCGATAGCATCGGGATCTTTGATGAAGAGATCGGCCAGCAGAAAATCATCGAGCGGGTTTTCGCCGCGCCGCACATTCATCACCGTGCCGACGTCATATTCCCGCCAGTTCAATGGTGTTACATCCATCGGCGGGTGATCGTTCGTGACCGGCTTCCCCATGAAGGAGGCGATCGTGTTCGGATGGAAAACCTCGTCCGCCTCGCGCGAGATGCGGATCAAGCCGTCCTTCGATGCCTCAAGCGGAATTTCGCCGTCTGCGTAAAGCATCTCGCCGATGCGCGCGATCGGCACATCATGAATGACGAGGAAACCTTCCGGCGTCTCGAACTGCGTCTTGCCGAGAGCGACCGGGCAATAGAAGCGCATGCGCGAGCTGTCAGAGGCATCTCTGTCTATCGTGTGCGTGCGAGCGCTCATGTAGGTGTCCAGTTTAAATACCCCAACCGAGCGACCCCTTGTGATAGGGTCACCGAAGTTGCCTTTGAGGGATGTCCGATGGACAAACAGCCGCTTCAGAAAGCCTTCAATGAGTTTTGCAAGAGCCACGGCCTAGATGACGACGATTCCGATGTAATTCGTCCTATCCTGCGCAAGGCGTTTTTCTACGGGGCTATAAGCCATGATCTTTTGCTTCATGAGGCCGTTGAAGCATCACGTGGAAAGGAAGATAGCGATGAGCTTCTTGCCCCTGAACTGGAAGCTGAAATCGATGCCTTTGTGAATGAGGAAATGCCGCTGGATTCCTAGGGAATGATCGGCTCCGGATAACAGCGACAGTTTTTAGATATAAATCCTGCGGATGTTATGCTATACCAGCCTGATAATGTAGACATGGTGTAGACATGACCAGAGTAGTTCCTGACGCGCTTATCGATCACGCTCACAAACTTGTATCGTCTGGAGCCATGCTCAAAGACGCCGCTGCTCAAATCGGTATTTCTAGCGATGTGCTCAGTCAAAAACTCAGGGCTCGTGGGGTCATGATAAAACGCGGCGGCCGCCCCGCCCCAAACCGTAAGGCTATCCCCGATGACGAGATTATTGAACGGTTCCTTGATGGAGAAAGCGTCTTGTCCATTGCGGCACGCTTTAATGTCCAACGGAATACAATAATCAAGCGGCTCAACGCTTCTGGTCTCTCTACAAGAAGCGGAAGCGCGGCTAACTTCATCAGAATGGGGAAACTCTCCACCGATGAAAAGCGAGCGCTCGTTGAGAAAGCAAGAAGCGTTCGCAGCGCTAACATGATTGTTGATGCAAACGCTAGCGAAACCACTAACCCCGCCATTGGTATTGGCGAGAAAGAAATTGGAGATGCCCTTGTTGCGCTTGGCTACGAGGTTGCTCGCCAAGAACTGATCGACGGATATATGATCGACATTTCCATTGGGGATATCGCCGTGGAAATTAAAACCAAAGCCGCTTTTACGCTCAGCGGTCTTGGTGGACCCGAACGCACGAAACACCTCTTCGAACGTGGGAAGAGGCTTATTTTCGTCACGATTGATGACAAGGTGTGCGTCGTCAATCGCCTGGACGAGATAATCGCCCTTCTTGATTTCGCATGCAGGCACCCAGCCCCGCTGGGTGAGTATTGGATGATTAGGTGTTGCCGTCGTCAGGCCAAGATCGGTTACTATCTCTTCGATCTGACCATCGAACGGCGAACGCCAGATATCTAGGATACCATTTCCTAAGCTGACCTGCGTATCGCCTGGGAAACAATTCCAGATAGCGCCGGGGTGAGCATGATGGCCGGGGTCACATTCCGGCGGGTCATCCCAACGGAACACCTTGCCCTCAAGTTTTCGATGCGAGGCCCGGACATCAGCATCTTTCGATGTTCGCCACACATATGACTCTGAGCCGACATATCGAGCTCTTGCCTCGCTTAAAGCCGTGGCCGTCCGCGAAACTTCGGTTCGCGCGATCAGATTGGCTTTTGCCTTGCTGACATCGCCTTGTTCCATGATCGCGGCTGCAATCTCTGCCGCCCGGCTGCCGTTGCTCAATCCTTCGATCGTAAGCTTGTGGACTCGTTGTGCCGCTTCCAGCGGAATGCTCTTGATTAGCGTTACCTGTTCGCTCATCAGCCGCTGCATGATCTCGCCCGTCGGAGCCTGCGCGACCTCCTGCGCAATACCGCGTCCGATCTGAGCAGAAACCTTTCTCCACGCCGTCAAGTCTCGCGCCGCAACCTCCGTGACCATGCGCTCTGAAACCGATCGCGCCCATGGGTCCAGCATTTGCCCATATCGTTCAAGCGCGGCCTGCAGGAATGTCATGCCCGCGAGGTCATTGGCATCGAAGCCTCTCACAATCTCGCCGATATGCTTTGCGATCTGGCGGAGCCGCACCGCATATTGATTTTCAAGCTTGCGGGCTCGCAGAAACGCTGATTTTGATGATAGCCTATTTCTGTCGAACGTCTTCGCCGGAAGATAGATCGTCATTCGGCGGCCTGGAGAAGCTGCCTCACTCCCGCGCCAGCATCGTCCTCCGGGAGCTCTGGAAGATCGCCCTCGTCCGGCACCGGCGGGTTTTGTTCGGCATCCTCGATGTCTTCATCCGTGATGTTCGACCAGATGCCGGTCACGTCAGAGGACTGCTTCAATTCCTTCATGCCGGTGGCAGGGGTGATGATATTCTCGCTGACGGCTGTCGCCACAGAGCGCGTCACACTCTCGGCGACCTCAGCCTTTTCCTTGTCGCTCATCTGCCAGAGGGGATTAAACTTGAAGCTGAAATTATCAGGCAGTGGTTTCCCGAGAACAGAATAGCTCAACACCTCGTAAAGCTTCCACACCGGCCGACGGAGACGCCGTTCCTGCTGGCTGTTGATATTGTCGTAGTAATCGCGGATGTCGCCGTCACCGGTCGAATTGAGCCCGGCGGGGGATTGTCCGAAAAGCCGGACAAGCGGGATGTCGAGGGCGCCCGAAAGCTGCTGGCCGAATTGCAACATCAGATCGGAGAGCCCCGAGAATGTATATTGATGCGCCTCGAACGTATCCGAAGCATCCATGAGGGTGAGCCCCTCATTGCTCTGGAACAACCGGATCATTTCGATCTGCTGATACAACGCATTCAGAGCCGGGCCGCCAGCCGCTATCAATTCCCTGAGCTTTTCGACCTTGTAGGTGCGCAGATGTGCCTTATAGACAAGCTGCGCCGCGCCCTGCGTCGTGCTGTCAAACGCAACGAGCCGGTCGAAGAGCCGCTCGACGACGCTGAGCCCCCAGCCGTTTTCGGCCATCTTCTGCCAATACGGCAGTTCGATACCATCGATCCTGATGACGCGGCTGTAATGAATTTTCTTGCCGGTGAGCGCGATACCATTTGCGGTAACGAGGTAATATTTCGGTTGGCCCATATCCGGGCCCATGTCCTCGACGATATCATCGAGTGTTGGCTGGATCATCCAGCGGTCGAGAACAAGAACCCCCTTGAACTGGTCTTTTTTGATCGTCTCCGGGCGGAGCGGCTTGGAAACGTCATGACCATCGATCAGATAAACCGCTATGGCGCCGCCATAGAGCCGCGCCCACTTCGTCGTGTCATTCAGCGCCGGCCATATCGCGAGATCGTTAATCGCGGTGTGGATCTTCTCTATATCTTCCGGCGGCATACCGGACCCTATATCGACACCGGCTCGCGTCATGTCCTCGGCGACGACATCGACCGCCTTTCCGACAAGCCAGGAACCGCGATACATCCATTCGATCTGCGTCCGATTTCGGCTGACGGGATTGAAGCCGTAGCGAGATGCAGTCGAAAGGTTTTCGGTGCCAAGTCCGAGCCGCGCCGCGAAATTTTGGAATGTGTCGGCGGTCGGGACACTGTTTGCGCGGACGCGGATGCGAGGTTTTTCAGCCATCCCTACCCCGCGAGCTTTTCCCAAATGCCAAGGCCGCCACGCGCTTGAATGTAGCCATCAAGGCTATATCGTGTGGCGTCCCAGCCATGATTATGCTTGTCGACTATGATCGGCAGAACATCGCCGGTCACCCTGTCGACCTTGTAACTGTAAAGCCTGGCCTCGCGCGCCATCTCGGCGCAACGTTCATGAATCACGATCCGTTTGAAGCCCTTGAGATGGGCGACGCCGTCCTTAACTGATCCATCCCATTTCGCAGCTGCTTCAATATTGAAGCCTTTGCGTCGCATATAACTGATCGTCTCCGGGCGAGCCGCGTCACCTTTGATCGGCCACTCTCGCGCGCCGGGGATGCCTGCATACTCGACGCCATCCGATGCTTCCCCACCTTCGAAAAGAAACGGAAGATCATCAAGCTCGACGTGGTATCCGAATGCTTCGTAATCGATAAAGAGACACTCATCCTTGATAAACGACCGGATCAACGCTGTCGGGTCGTTTGCAAAACCCCAGTCCGCGCCGAAGAAGAAGCGGTCAACATCAGGCGGAGTCTCGAAAGCCTCAACCGAAACGCGTCCTCTGAAAATGACCGCATGAGGAATCGTGAGATAACCACCGCCCCAGACATGATCGAAATCATCGGTCTGGCGTTCTTGGTCCCGAAGCATTTCATCCCGGAGGACATCCGGGAACCATGGATTATCCTTCCAGTTCGCCTCGACGACGGTCGCGCCCTTGATCTTGTTCGGCCCGCGTAAAAGATCATCGATAGGGTCTTCGGCATTCTCCGGGTTCCATGAGAACCACATCTCGGAGCCCGGCTTGCGGATCGTCGGCCGCAGCAATCGCAAGCTTCGTTGCGAGATTGCCTGCGCCTCTTCCACCCAACCTATATCATAGCCTTCGAGCGACTTGATCGAGTCAGCGGTATGGTTCTGCATACCTTGAAAAATAATAAGGCCACCGCCCGGCGTTTCGATCTGGTCGGTCAAAACCCGGAAGCGTTTACCGACACCGAGCTTCTGGATCTTATCTTCGACAAGCCGCTTCGAGCTTTCCTTTAGAGAGCGCTGAATTTCGCGGATACAGACGGCGCGCGTTCCTGGCACCATAAGGCAGCGCTCGATAAGCATCTCACCGAAGAAATGAGATTTTCCACTGCCCCGGCCGCCGTGAGCGCCCTTGTATCTACTCGGCCTCAGAAGAGGGAGGAATACCCGTGGGGTTTGGATTTGCAGGGTCGATGACGACACGTTCTATACGCTTGATCTCAATTTCCCCGCTATGCTCGTGCTCGACCTTTTCCTTGAACATGCCGAGATGCTTCCCGAGCTTTTCGAGCGCATCGAGCTTGTTGTGGAGCTTGAAGGCTAGACCTTCCTTAGTCTGCTTCACCTCAGCGATGGCGCCAGCCGTGTCCCCATCAATTTTATCTGAGGCAATCAGAGCCATCGGGGTATGAGCCCGAACGGCGACCACCCCGTCAGTCCCCGCCCGGCGGCGCTTTAGCGCTCCGCCGTGAGGCTGAGGTTCAAGCTCATCTTCGGCTTCGGCGTTGAAATCATCTTCGACCCCACTACCGTCTGGCCTGATAAAGTGGTCGGCGACCTCTGGCGCACAAGGCACCATGACAGTTTCGCCCCATTTCACAGCCTTGCGGATATCGGCGAAGGCGATCTTGGCCAGTTCTCCGATGATGCGCTCAACCGTTACACCGGCTTTCTCGGCGGCCTCGGCAAGGATTTCCTTCACCCGCGCCTGCACGCGCGGATCTCGTGCCAGCCGCCCGGCATTGCCGTCGTGGCGCTTGAACCCGGCCTGCTCATAGGCATCTGACGCAGTTGCCCCCTTCGCGAGAGCTTCTGCGAAGAGCTCGTACTTGGGATTGGAAAGAACAGTCATACAGATTCGTTACGCGGCCTTCCCTACGCATTCGCTGGCATCGTCATCGTCAGATCTGCGGTTTGTGACACGGAGATAGGCGGCCGTGAGATCATCGAGAGCTTCTGTCACTCTGCCTCCGAACCTTAAACGGTCAGCTTAGCTGCTGTTACAGGGGAAATCATAGCTGAGTAGCTTGCCCGGCCCCTCGGATCCTATCCGCGACAGCAGCCCATTGTTTCGTCAGCCCGCCAACTGAGACCATCAGGGCTGCGGAAGTCCCGGGCGAATGAGAAAAGCATTATGCATTTTTTGCATATATGCTCACCGGCGAATACCGAAGCGGGGATTCCCCGCATCGAGAAAATTCAGCGCGTTATGGAGCAGTAGAGCGGGATTCCCGCTGATCTGACTTCTTTGCAGAAAGTGCAAAGAACTAAAGGCAGATGATACCATCAAGCGGTTTCGGACCTTTGACCTTCGTCGTCTCGAGCCTCCAACAGCGGTCACAGCACCGATGCTGTTTCCATTCGGCGTCAGAGCCAACCCAAGGGCCGATTGCCCAACGATGGCCCGCGATCTTGCAGAAAAGCTCTTTCAGCCAGATCACCGTGTCACCCCAAGAACTGTTTCGATGCGGCCGGGCGCGTAGGTACCATTCCAGTGCCCTAATGGTTTCCGCGCTCTCCGCTCAGTGGCACCCAAGCGATTCACAGCTTCCGCCACATCGAACTTGCTGACCGTCCGGCGGCACCGGCTACGTGAGCCGGACCTAGCCGAGAAACTCTGCGCTGAAACGGCGCTCCTGCATGGAAATCTCGCCAAACACTCGGCGCGGATTCCCGCACATATAGCAAGAGCAATGTTTCGGCTGCTCCTTGAAACGAGCCATTGCTCGAGGATCGGTCCAGCAAGCACAGGTCATATTTTCGTAGTGCTGGTTCCGGTCTTCCTTCAGGCGTCGCACCATATGCGAGTGCGCTTGATGGCGCCGAAAGGACCGGGGGCGCATGATCTCGCTCCGAATCAAAAGCGCCCGCAACCTTTCGGCCCCGGGCGCAAATCTAGACAACGCTTCGCATTTTAACTCGCGCGCTCAACCCCGTCGAGCTTCGAGTTGCGAGCTTACTCTGCGCGCCTGGGCCGGTTTATTCCCCGGAATATTACCCTAGCGATTTAGGGGCGGCATTTCAGCATTTCCGCCAACACAAGCTGGCAGCCAATGCCGTGGCTATCACATTTTTTCGACCTGTGCAACTTCTAGTTCGATCGGCGTAACCCGGCCAAAAATTAACGCCTCCACCATCACCCTGTTTTCCTTGTGCGCCTCGATCACCTTCCCGAGAAAGGAGGCAAACGGCCCATCGGCTATCCGCACGACTGCGCCTGGAAAAACCCACTCTGGAAACGGAGATCTATCGTTTCTGACGACATGGCGAGATTTGCTCCCCCTCGGCTTTGTCGCATTGAACTCCCCGCGCTTCTCCCGATCACGTAAATCGTCAACCCATGTCACCGGAATATTTGCCGGGGCACCGTCGGCCGTTACAAACCTGTGGACGCCGTCGCAAAGCCTGACAGCATCGAATGCGCCCTCTGGTGGCAGCTCAAGAAACAAATAGCCTGGCATCAGGGGCCGGGCCAACTTCGGCATCTTGTGGGTGAAGCGATTGCGCTTTCCCCAAACCTTTTGCTTCGGCAGGTAAAATCCGAAATTGAGGCGTCCTATCCGGTCTGAAGCCTTGGCCTCGCATTTCGGATTTGTCTGGATGACAAACCACTTCCGTGGCCCGATCGCATACGCCTGCTCGACAACGGGCATGAAATCAGCTCGCGACTCCTCGATGATCCGGCGGACGTCGTCGCTGATGTTGAAGACCTCGATCATCGTCCGTGCATCCTCCATCGTCTCGGCAACCTCACAACTAAAATCCAAGTGGTTCGACCACGATTTCCAATCGGTATCGGTTTTCGTTCGGTCTGCGGCTTCCTGAAATGCCGGGGCCGATTGAACCGGCTGAAGACATGCTCGATTGAAAACTCGTCTCGAAGCAGAGTGCTCATCGCTCAGATCCACTCAAAAACTGCTCATTTTTGCTCATGTTCTGATCAGCCTGCCTCAAGTCCTCGGGCAGGAACTCATCGGGGATCTTGCAACCGGGTTGGCCTGGTCTCGGGGATGGTGCAGCCCAGAAATCACGGTCCCGAAGCATCTTCAGCGCACCGGCAAGGTTGCGCAGAGGCATCGTGAAGCCGCACGTCAGATCGAAAATGAGTTCCTGCGGATGGCCCTCGATCATTCTCGGATCGGTCATAGCGCTGCCGGATGGCACCGTAGGCGCCGCATCCCGCGATTTTGCTTGTAGGATCTCATCTCGCAGCCAGCGCGCCCCCCATGTCCGGAGAGGCCTTTGCAAGTTTGGAACAACCCTCCGGATCGTCGGCAGGATGTGGCGATCTAGGTCACAGCCAAGGGAGATCAAATCGAGAATTGGCCCGACAATCTCGAGAGCTGTTGAGGTTTGATCGATGTTCGGCCCAGCAGCCTCCAGCAGCCTCCGAAACAAGTCGTTCGGATCAACATGGTCGCGCGCGGATTCGTCGATAGACGAATCTATTCTTCTCTTCTCTTCTCTCTTAGGCTTATTAGGCGGCTCTTGCGGCCTAGTAAGCGACGCTTCTGCGCCTGCGTTGTTTTTAATTGAGTTTCCTAAATTCTCACCATGTTTTTGTGTATCTTCCACGCGCTCTTCATAATAAGCTCGCGTAGCGCTCGCTACATTCTCAACTACTTCTCGACCAATTTTTTCACCCGAGAAGTCCGCGAGATGGTCGTGAGATGCCCGCGAGACATGCCTCTCGCTCTTCGTTTGGCGACCACCCTTCCCGGCATTTTCCCTGTTTTTATGAATAGCGCCCAGCTCCTTCGCGGCGCGCGGATTGTAAATTCGCCCATCAGCAATCGAGATTTTCCCGGCCTGCTCAAGCTCTGTAATCGCAGATTCCAGATCACGGACCGAGCGATTTGAGAGCCCGGCTAGAGATCGCTTATGGTAGGCAATCGAACCTTCCTGCGCCATCATCTCTTCCACAAGCACATGGTATACACGATAAGCGCGATCACTTAGGGAAGCTGTCCCGCCGCGCCACGCCGCAATATCGTGCTTGTAGAAGGCAACCATCTATCTCACCGCTTCCAAGCTACGTTTTCAGCCCAACGCAAGACCTGCCGGGCGCAGGCGAAAGCATCCCGATAGATCTCTGACCCGGTAAACCTGAATACGGTGTAGCCGCCTTCTTGATACGCGCGGTCTAGCGATCGATCGCGCTTCGCCTGGTCTTTTGTTCTCTCATGGAAATCATGGCCGTCACATTCGACGATGAGATGAGATACCGGCCCATTGTCGCTAATGACCGTAAAAAGGTAATCGACCCGGTGCCCATTGATCGGAACCTGCGACTGACACTGCAGTTGCTGGTTATCCGCCGGAAGAGCTGTGACGAATTCGAACCAAGAAACTTGCAATGAGCAGGCTGTTTGCACTGCGTGGAAGAACACGCATTCAATTGGCGATTGCCAGAAATTATTTGGCCCACGCTCTTCAAACCGCGCGAAGCGATCGGATATCAGCCAATCCCTGAAAGCATTTGCGAGATTTTCTTCCCCAGTCGCCATCAGCTCCCCCTCGCCTGTGCGGCAAATGTCGAGCATCCGATGTCGCACCAAATCTTGATCGTGTTCGTCGGCCCGGCGCGTGTCTTGCCCAGAATGATCTCGCCTTCATGCTCGGCATCAATGAATGCCTGCTGAGCTTCGATATTGTTGTTCCGGTATTCGACGGACTGCTTGATGTAATAGGCTTCGCGGTGAATGAAGGCGACGACGTCAGCATCGGCCTCGAGATCACCAGATTCGCGCAGATCGACGAGCGTCGGCCGTTTATCCTTGCGGTCATGCGCGGCGACGAGACGGTTCAGCTGCGCCAGCAGGACGATGCAGATATGCTCGTCCTTGGCCAACTGCTTCAGGGCGCCGCTGATCTCGCCGACCTCATAGACGCGCTGCCCCCGGTAGCGATCAGTTGCCTTTACGAACTTCAGGTAATCGATGAAGACGACACCGAGCCGGACACCGCGGCGCTTCATCCGTTCCTTTTCGGCGCGGATGCGCAAAGCGATCTCGGCAACCGAAAGTCTGGAAGCGATGTCGATTGCCAGCGGCATTTCGGCGAGGCGCTTCTGGGCTTCTTCAAGAGACCAGAGATCTTCGTCGTCGACATCACCCTTCATAATCCTACCGAACTGGATCGGTCGTCTGGCGCGATAGGCGAGATCGGCAAGCAAGCGCGCGATGGTTTGATTTTCCGGAACCTCGAGCTCGAAGAGCATGGCGCCGGCCGCAGGCCTGCCGTCACGCAGATCGCGCGCACCGCGGCGCGCCACCTTCAGAGAGAAGCCTGTTGCAAGGACCGTCTTGCCCTGGCCGGGCCGGCCACCAACAACCCACAAGGTGCCGGGCTGGAAACCGCCGGTGTCTCGGTCCAATTCATCGATCCCGGTCGGGACACCGTCATCGACGATCTCTTTGGCCATGATGCGGCGGGCGCGATCGATCAGAGCCGCGGCGCTGCTTCCGGGATCTCGGCGGGTGTCGCCTCTGGCATCCGATACCGCGATGGCGTGGAGCGCTGTCATCGCCTCGCCGGCGAGCGCCGCAGGCTGAACCGATGGGCCGGCGCGCATGGCCTGATCGATAAGGTTCTGAGCGGTGACAATCATGGCCCTGCGATCAGCGAGCTCACGGATGGTGATCGCGAAGCCGTGCGCGGCCAAAGGTGGGCTGGCCTCACCGCACAGCCGAGCCAGGTATTGACGCGTGCTGACGCCCTGCCCCAGATCGAAATCACCGATATATCCAATCATCGTGATCGGTGAGGCGTTACGACCGCCTTTGATCAGCTCGGCGGCGCAATCGAAGATCCTGGCATGCAGATCCTCGGAGAAATGCCGGGCTTCAATCACGGAAGCAATCTGGCCAAAGATCGCATTGTTGAGCATGAGCGCGCCGAGCAGCGCCTGCTCCGCCTCGATACTTTGGGGCAGCGGTTCCTGCGGCGGCTGTGCGGCGGTGATGGGGACGACGTTGCTGCTCACTCAGCCGCCTCCAACAATGGCATAGGAGACCGGCGCTCATTTTTGGTTGCGGCATCAGCATCCTGATAATTCGCCCTGACGAGCGCTTTCGCCATGCCGGGGCAAACGGAATTGCCGCACATGCGGCCTTGCAGCTCGAGCGTGAAGGTGACGCGCTCGCCAGCTTCGGTGATGCCGTGATCAATGATATAGTCCGGTCGGAAGCCTTGCGCCGAAAAGCGTTCGCGGGGCGTCAGCATTCGCATGCCGATATCGGTGATGATGAAGGTCTCGCCATCGATCGAAACCTGCACCAGGCCATGGCGTGGCTTTGCAGTCAGCGTATGCAAGGGCTCATCGGCCGCCTGGCTGGGCTCGCCCGCCCCATAATATTTGGCGAGGAAAGCCGCGACGAGTGCTGCATGGTTGCCTTGTGCAGAGATCGTGTTCAGCGGCTCATCCGTTGCAGCATCACGCCTATCGGTACCGCGCAGATTGATCATATGCGTGGCGACAACTGTGTTTTGACCGCCCGACGCCGTCACCGTCGACAACGGTTCCTCAACCGAGCGACCCGGCTTGATGCCGTCATTGCGATCGCTGTTGTGCTGCGCCAGAAAAGCCGCGACGACAGCTGTCTTGCCAGCGCCGCCCGCCGTCACCGTCGGGGCGGGTTCGTCAGCAGACGCTCCGATGGAAGCCCCGAATTGGCGAGAGAGATGAACGGCGGCAAGCGTTCCCTCATTCGCTGTCGGCACGATGACGGGAGCCGGTGCATCGACAGGCCGCGTGCGCGGCTCTTGGCCGGGCCGCTCGCCATAACGCGGAACAAGAAAGGGCGCGACGACACAAGCATCCGCCTTCGCCGTCTGCGTCAGAACCGGCTCATCTGCGGGCCGCGGCTCGCTCTGCCCGGCGCGGCCGCCGCAGCCGACGAGGATCGGAGCGACAAGCCCCAAAGGCGCAGCACCGCCGCCATGCGTCTCGCTAGCATGCGAGGTGACGGTTGCCAGCGGCTCCTCGACGCTTTGGCCAGTCGCACCGCGATTGAACTTCGTGATGAAGGGCGTGACGAGCTGGTTTTGATCCTTCGGCGCATCGATCGGCTGATCGCGCGGCCGGTCGCTTTCGCCCGTATGGTTCACCTTGATGATGAACGGCTTTGCCGCGTCGACGACATAACGCATCGTGCCTTTGGCGACGCGGCTCATCGTGTTATCGGCGAGCGGCCGGATGGCGCGGATGCCATGCTTGTCCTTGATCTCGGCCGTCGTCTCGAAGATCGATGGGCACGGCAGAGAAAAGTCGAGGATCTCGGCCGCCGTGCGCCATGGCTTCAAGGTTCCGTCCGCGATCAGGGCTGCGTCTTTCGCATCCTTCGGATTGCCATGGGTGCGCGGCGGCCAGACGATCGGCTTGCCGTCGCGGCGCATGATGACGAAGAGGCGCTTGCGGATCGTCGGATCGCCATAGTCGCAGGCCCGCAGCTCGCGCCATTCCGCCCGATATCCAAGTTGCCCGAACCCTTCGATGAATCGCTTGAAGGTCGCGCCCTTCTGCACCGGGCACGGTCGGCCATCATCCTGCAGCGGGCCCCAATCCTGAAACTCTTCGACGTTCTCGAGGATGATGATGCGCGGCCGCTGCGCCTTCGGCAGGGATTTCACCCATTGCAGCCCGACCCAGGCCAAGCCACGAATATCCTTCTCGCGCGGCTTGCCGCCCTTGGCCTTGGAAAAATGCTTGCAGTCCGGCGACATCCACAAAAGCCCGATCGGACGGCCCTCGCACATGCGGCGCGCATCCACGTGCCAGACATTCTCGACCATATGATGCGTGCCGGGATGATTGACCCGGTGCATGGCGAGAGCCATGGCATCATGGTTGATCGCAATATCCGGATCACGGCCGAGCGCGGCGCGAATGCCTTCGGAGGTTCCACCGCCGCCCGCAAAGGAATCGACGATGAGTTCGCGCGTGAGAGAAATTGGCGCGTTCATTCGGCTCGCCCTTCCTGCTCCCGCCGTGCCTTGCGCTCGGCGAGCACGACATGCTTTTCCAACACCGCATTGATGCGCGTCTGCCACCCCGGCCCTTGCGCCTTGAAATGGCCGATCACATGCGCGGCGAGGCGCAGGGTTTGAGGCACTTTCGGCAGCTGCGATCTTGGCCGGCCCCGGCTCGCAGCGCCGCGGCCCTGCACCATGGCTGTGATCCATGCAACAGGATCAGATTTCCGCTCCCGCTTCGTGTCGCGGATCATGCCTAGCAACACCGCGGCGTGCGCATCGCCGCCCAGCTCAGACAGCCATTTGCCTATCAGGCTTCGGGCCGATCGTTCTGGCATTTCGCCAGCCTTGCAGAGCCAGCCAAGAGCTGCCTGCGAAAACAAAACCGACTTCGGATCTTCGTCCATCGGATCGGACGCCGCGGCGTCCACCGAACGAAGTGAGGTGGTAATGTTGGGATTAATTTCTTTAGGGGTGTGGGGACTTTCTTTATCAAGGGAAGGGATTTCCGCAGACGTCTGCGGATTTCTGCGGATTTCTGCGGACGCTTTATCGGCATCACGCAAAGCCTGCTTACGCTCCCGATCTACAGACCGGCGGCGCTCAGCCGACAGATCACGCGCTGGCTCGCGCGCCGACGCAGCCACGATCTCCTCGTGAACGCGGGCCACAAGGTCAGGATCGACGCCAGCGCGGATCAGGTCGGCAATGACGCTCATCCTTCTGCTGCCCTCCCGAATTGAGGCGCAGGCGCGGCGGCGCGTTCTTCTGCGCGGGCTGCCGCGAGCAGACCAAGGATCTGCGCTTCGTTGCAGCCATAGAGGATGGCAAGGTCAAGCGAGTCCCTGCCCGATCTGAAAAGGCCCAATATCTCCGCCCGAAGCGAAGTGATGTTTGTCGGGTGGGCAAGGGGCATTATTTCCCTGCGGCCTCCTGATCTCGGAGGAAGGCGCGAAGGGCGGATTCATGCCGTGATTGCAGGTGCAGCGTCGCCGATACCGTGAGAAGTTCACGGATCTCATGCTGAAACTCCGGCTCGCGCATGTTGAGCTTGCGCGCTCCGCACGACCGCATGATGTTAATCACTGTGTCGACGGCGGCGGCTTGACGGGAGAGAGGAACCTTGTCCATCAGGCACTCTCCGGGAGGGGCTTGCGATACGTTTGGCTTGTTTCGAGACCAAATAAACTATCACCTACCGGGATAAGAAAACCCAGCTTGCAAAGCTGCAATGAGGCCTTTGGCGAAGCTGGCCGGGCGCCAGGCTCAATCCACCAGCGCAGACCCCCATTCTCGCGCCCCTCTTCTGTCGGATCCTGCTCACAACAAAGGCGATCGCAATCCTTAAGGCTGGCCCAGATACGCGCCATATGTTTCGGCAGCGGGCGAGGATAGTCATGCTTGATACGCTTCATCGTTGCGCCTCCTTGCCTTCGATACCGAGAAAGCGGTTCAAAACCCCGCGCCTGTGCCGTGTAACCGTGGAGCATGTCCCGAAAAGATCGAAACAAGCCCAAGGATCAATATCGGTAGCTTTGTCACGAGCTGCTGAGACGAAATCGAGCGCTTCCTGGTGGGTATCGAACGGACCAGCTAGCAAAGCTGTTCTGCCGCCACGGATCATGCTCACGTAGAAAAATCGAGGCTCTTCATTCTCTGCCATATCGCGAAGGGAGATGGTCACTTCAGGCCAGCCTCCCGGAAATAAAGGGCATCTGCCTTGCACAGATTCGTTTTGCGCAGACGCGGCAGATTCACGCCTTTCTTTCGCATCTGAGTGATGCTGACGTTGACGTTGCCGGGGCTGATACCGAGCCTGCGAGCGATAACTACCGGTGGGATCTCTTTGAGAGAGTAGAACCGAACGGCGACACGAAGCGGGACGGGAATTGGAAATTCCGGGATGATATACTCATTAGGCATTGGCAACCTCCCGCTCGGCGCGCGCGACAAGCTTTTCGTATCCATAGCGGGCGATCAAAGCAGCCTCGGCGCGGCCATGATCTTTCTTGCGGCTGAAACATTTGCTCTCCGGCCAATAGCGCAGAGCAAGAGCACGAGACTTTTCCTTGTCCGAATCCAGCTTGTAGAATTTCTTCCACGCGGTTGCGGGCGCAAGGTGCATTGGTATCTTGAGCGCCGTGATGACGCCCTTGATCGATCCAAATGCCTCGCCAAACCGGAATGACGAAGAGACGCCCTGCTTGGGCATGGCCCAAACATCTTCGATCATGGCAAGCGCCGGGCGCATTTGCTCGATCCGCTGCATCAGCGTCGTAATATCGACGCGATTTGCGGCGACCGGAATTTCCTCCGCGAGGATGCCTGCCCCGCAATAGAAGGCGATCCCGCCCTGAATGCCTGGGTCAACACCAAGGACATATACGGGGTTGACGATCTGGCCACGCTCATTGTCGCCGCGCATGAAAGCAAGAGCATCATCAAGCCCAGCAGAAATTTTGTCGTGCGCGTGCCCGCGCGTGCCAACATCAACCTTCATTGTCAAGCCCATGCAATTCGACTGCAGGGAGGAACCCATAATATTCACGAAGCTGTTGGCTTATTTGGACAGAACCGTCACAATATCGAAACCATTCGCCTTCGATCTTGAAAAGTTCCAATGCCTCTAGGCACCTGAGCTCTTCCTGACGATTGCCGGGTAAAGAAAACCATAGCGTCATTCGCACGCCACGATCTTTACCAATTGAAATAATTCTTTTTGTCACATTATTCGAGACGCCAACCTTCATCAGCGTCCTGCAATCGCTAACTGCGAAATAAACAAAAGCTTCTTGAAAAGTTGTATCTCCGCTTATTGGGCTGCCCGCGCGAACCGCATCCTTCTGGTCCCCAAGAGAGGCTATTCGATAAGGTTGGTAGGCTTCGCGTTTTGGCCTTACACGCTGCAAGTGTTGCGCTTGGCCGCTCGCCCCATCAATCGCGGCCAAGTAGAGATCTACGAGCGATTCAAGTTCTGCCCGCTCTGCTTGGTCCATACGACGGCGCGAAATAATAAATTTCAACGCCTTTACGCAGTAGCCTCTTCCTTTAGCTTCCGCGTAGATCTCCGAAATATCGTCACTGATCGCTTTACGCTGCTCATGCAGATTTTCGATCCGCTCGACGAACTGCTTCAGCTCTTCAGACGCGACGCCACTATCAGCAACACCAAAATGGTCATCACGCGACGTAGTGTCGTTAAGCATCAGTCTTCTCCGATATCCACGGCGCGATCCGTTCCGACCAGTCCAGCAATTTGCTCGCGCACCGCTGCAATGCTTTCGCGATGGAACGCCTCGTCCGATACGCAAAGGGCAGTCTCGAGCCGGGTGAGCCTTTCCCTGATTGATTTGAATTCTGCACGATCGGCCTCGTCTGATTTGATGCGGGCAACTTCACGAAGGTGCTTCAGCTCATCCGCCGACACGCGAATGCCTTGGCGCGCGTAATAGACGTCTTTCGTCCGGTTCCAGGACCAGCTTTGAAGGCGCCGACAGGCTCGTGTGATCGCAGCCTTGGCAGAGTCACCAGCAGGTACGGGCTCGGCGATCCTCCGAATAAGGAAAGAAGCTTCGGCCAAAGTGGTCATAAACGTTACTCGCTTCTCATTTTCGCACATTTGCGAAAGGCTCCATGCAATGTTGTCCGCATGGAACCTGATGATGAAAACACACACCCAACTCACACATTCGATCTGCTTGGCTCCTACACTTCGCAGATCGTAGAAACATTGCGGCGGCGCGATCAAACCCGAGGTACGCAAGACCGCGCCGCCAGTTCGCCGGAAGGCAGGCGAAAGTCAGGACCAGATCGAAGCGATGACGAAAAGCGCGATGGGCACAGCGAGGCCGGAAAAGACAAGCCAGCTCACAGCACGCATTTCATTGTGGTGCTTATTCGCAATGGAAGGCATCGGTGATTTGCTCATGATCTTTCCCATCCACGGAGAGGAGTAAGACGAAGGCGGCGTGATTCAGAACGGATGGCGGAGGAGAAGCGCTTGCGAAATGCGCTGCCCTGCATGTGCTTCCTACGCAGGCGCATGTATTCCGTAAATTGGTCATCCTTGAGCCCTGCAAGGCTGTTGCTAAGACTGCCGAGCGCTGCATAGGCTTGCTGGCCTGTGAGTGAGTTGATGCTATTGCCGTCGGTCATTGGAAACGCTCCAATGCGTGCGAGAGCTTTTCGTGAAGGGTGGCAAGCCGCTCAACATTCAAGCCACTTGACCAGAACGCGTATAAACCGGCAGCAATTCCACCGATGGAAAGAAGGTTTCCAAATGCGACGAAGACCAAAATGTTTGCCGCCGTGGCGACCGCAGCCAAGGCCAGCCAAAACACACGCTTCTTTCGCTCAAACGGAATGTAGGCTTGCGCGAGCTTTGCTTGTTCGAGCGTGATCGTGATGTCGCTCATTGTGCCGCTCCCTTCTCAGAGGGGTTGAGCACATCGTGCGCGAGCATCGCCTGTGCGTAATCCTTCTGACGGTGGCCGCCGTCTACAGCGCCGTTGCGCCAGCCGTGCCAGTAGGAAAACGAGCGGTTGTCGCCGGGCTCTGGCTCGCCCGCGAACCCGTCGCGATAGCCTTGGATCATCTCAGCGTCTTGAAGAGCTTTAAGCTCAAGAGCGGTTGTGATTGGAGTCCGCTCGCTCATGACCGGGCCTCGCGAGGTTCGGAGGCGGGAGCAGGGGCTGGGTAAAGATCGGGACGAAGCTCGTGACGCGGAACGCCGGTTATGCGTTCGACCTCAAGAACACGTTCAGCCGGCACACGATCCCATTGAGACACCGCTTGCGAGGTAATCTGCTTCGTCTCGGCAAGTCGACGGGCCAAAGCAGCCGCGCCGCCAACTGCCTTCTTTGCTTGAGTGAGTGCTTCTTCCATAAAGCGAAGAAAGCATAACTTTCATTAACGAGCAAGAAAAACTTTCGATGAATGAAAGGCGTTCTTTCTGCATGGTTGCTACCATGGATACGGTTGGCAAGCGCATCAAGCATTTAAGGACCATTCTTGGCATGCACCAAGAGGACCTAGCGAAGTTATTGAAGGTCAGTCGAGGAGCTGTAGGAAATTGGGAGCGCGGAGAGCCAATTTTTCAAAAAAATCTAAAGGCATTGGCGAACGCCACTGGGGCTAGTTTGCATTGGCTGGAAGATGGGATTGGGAAAGCGCCCCAAACAAGAGATGATCTTGAGACGGCATCTCCGCGAATCTCCCCCTCCCACAACGGCCACCCCAAACAAAACGAAGCGCCGGCGCTCCGGGAGATCATGACCGCTCCGCTCCGAGGCAAAGTCGCGGCGGGCGTCTGGCTCGAGTTCGATTCCGCGGAAAACGAGCGCCGGGAAATGATCCCGTATGTGCCCGAGCGCTATCCCGATCTCGAGCAATTCGCCTATCAGGTCGAGGGTGTTTCGATGGACCTCGAACGCATCTTCGACGGCGATTACGTGATCTGCGTCGATTATTCAATTGTGAGAGCCATCCCGCAGGCAGGCGACATCGTTGTGGCCGAGCGCTGGCATCGCGGGTTGCTCGAGCGCGCCTGCAAAAAACTTGAGATGCACGGCGGCCAGCTCGCGCTCGTCTCAAAGTCATCGGATCCCAGGTTCAAAGGCGAGATTCCCTTGGGCAGCGACCCGGAATTCGGGAGCGTCGAGGTCAAGGGGCTCGTGATCGGAACCTATAGCGCGAGGTTCTAGCCGCGTCAGCAAAAGTCGCCGAGGCTTAGCCCCCGCTCCGGCGGGGTTTTTCATTTCTGCCCCAGCCCGCCCGAAACGGCGGGTTTTTTGTTGCCCGAAAATAAATGAAAGATTTTCTTTCTTTTGTCTTGTGCCAATTTGAAAGATATGCTTTCATAATCCTCATCAACCAACGATGAGGACCGGCGATGGGCACGACGCAAGAATGGATCGAAGCAGCGCTGAGCGGTGAACTCGTCGTCAACATCGGCCAGCTCGATAAGCAGACAGTCGCGGCCCTGAACAAGCTGGTTCGCGAAGGCAAGCTTGCCCGGTGCCGGGGCTATTGGTGTTCCCTGCTTATTGGACCTCTGAAAACGATTTGGGCAGCGCCGCATGCGTTGTGGGCTATCGGCCAGTTCGTTTCGGTCGCCGAAGCCAAGCCCGCTTTCTTCGAAAGCCTCGAAGCCTACAAGCGCGCAGCCTAACCACACAGTTTCAACACGGGGCGCATGCCCCAGATGAGGGCGAGATGATGGATACTGATCTTGATTACGGCGCGGCTCTACCGGCAGATGCGGTCTCTAAAATCACGCTGACAACCGGGGATCATTCCAGCCGCGAGCGCGGTGTCTGCGCGATGGAACTGGTTGCTTGGCTTGCTGGCGAGCCCCATAGCGACAAGCCGGATTGCGCCTGCCCGACCATCAGAAACTATGTAGTCAACCTCAATGACAGCGGGCCGCAATGGTTGCGTGATGAGCTTCGTGACCGGGCGATGAAAATTGTCGGAACGCGCGGTTCTATAGATCTTCAGAAGCGGCGTGCGGTTATTTTTACCAACGCTGCGATTGAGGCGGCGGAAGCAGTTCTGCCCATTTTCCAGAAAGCTTTTCCTGAAGATGATCGGCCCGCAAAGGCGATTGAGGCGGCGAAAAATGCATTGAGCGGGTCCGCCGCCCGTGCCGCCGATGCCGCCG